AAAACATGATAACAACAACATTTAATCAAGAAGAGTACGATAAAGCATGTGATAATATTATTATTGATGCTGTATCGCAAGGACTTGCTTTTGAAGTTATTCAATCAGCTTTTAAACATAAAGAACAATTTAAAGATGCTCCACTACTACAGTGCCTACAAGTAGGTGCTGATGAGTGGGATGTTTAACAATATGCCGCCTTGGTGAAATAGGTAGACACAAGGGACTTAAAATCCCTCGGGCAGTAATGCTCGTGCCGGTTCGATTCCGGCAGGCGGTACTAAGAAAGTTCTTTAACATATTGGTGGTAGTTAGACGAAAATGAAGTTCCTGTTGTGATGTTAACTTAATCAACATATTCAGAAGTAGAAATGAGGTATCGCAAATTCCTCGCCACCTCCCTAAGGTTCGATAGCTCAGTTGGATAGAGCAACAGCCTTCTAAGCTGTTGGTCGATGGTTCGAATCCATCTCGAATCACTACAATGGCGTGTATCTCCTCAAGCTTATACCTTGTAGAAAGAGTAATTGGTCACATAAGAGTTCAAATCTCTTCTCGCCAACTAAATTTGGATATTTAAAAGAAAGTTCGTATATTTATATATAATTAAAAACAAATAAAAACCAAAAACAAAAAATGAAAAAAGTAATTTTCGCAATCGCAATCGTAGCTGTAGCTACATTTACAGCTTGTTCAAACAACGCTGGTACTTCAACTTCAACTTCTGATTCAACTGCTGTTGATTCTACTGTAGTTGATTCTGCTGCTTTGTCAGTTGACACAGTTGTAGCTCAGTAATTGAGCTTACAAGCCCCCTTAGCTCAGTTGGTAGAGCCACTGATTTGTAATCAGTAGGTCGGCGGTTCGAGTCCGTCAGGTGGCTCCCGGATTCATATAGATCGAGCGCAAACCAATCGCTCCTCAGGTAGAAATATATGGATAAACAACCCGTCACGGTATGTTCATAGAACAGGAGTGAGCTGAGGAGAAAATAGTTAGGTGGTGTAATGTTTATATACTGGTTAATCATAAGAACCCACTATATAACTTGGGCACACAATGTGATGCTGCTATCCGTAAGCAAAAACGGGGAAAGACCTTAGCAAGGTATGCTATAAACACATAGATACAGGTTTGAGTCCTGTCCTAACTACCTTGGGCTCGGTAAAGCCTCTTATCGAAAGATAACGTAACCGAAGTGGATAACTTAGAAATAAGTGACGCTCCACTATTTAGTCAGGTGGCGGAATAGTAGACGCTAGGGAGTTGGTACAAAAACTCTACCAGATGTATTGACAATGTACCTCATACATCATACAGGTTCAAATCCTGTTCTGACTACAAAGGTGTTAACCACCCGGCCTACTAGAGTGAAGTATCGAGTACGATAATACTTGAATAGAATAGGTAGCTACCATAAGAACGCTTTAAATTCGTTAACACTTTTTCTTATATTGTGGGATAGAGCAGTGGTAGCTTGTTGGGCTCATAACCCAAAGGTCGGAGGTTCGAGTCCTCCTCCCGCAACAGTGGCCCTAAGTACACGGGATCGAAATACAGCCGTGGCATACCGTAAGATCTGCTCGCTTAATAGCTCCTAATCGTTAGTAGGCACAGTTGACAACTCTGGGGGTGATATAAAAGTTGTAAATGGAAGATTGGCAGAGTGGTCGATCGCGGCAGTCTTGAAAACTGTTGTACTGCAAGGTACCGTAGGTTCGAATCCTACATCTTCCGCCCCTTAATACCAATTCAGGTTCGTGAACAAGGGAGGCCTGTTCTTCTAGTGCAAGAAAGAAATCACGTTAAATCTCCTCACGCTGGGTGGAGGTGGTGACCTAGCAAAATTACCCTTTCGTCTAATGGCAGGACAACTGGTTTTGGTCCAGTTAATCGAGGTTCGAGTCCTTGAGGGGTAACAAAAAAATCGCAGTACCAAGTGGGAAAAAGGTAAAATAGCTAATTACCGTAGGTTAAGCGATATCCTATAATTTGCTCGGTTCGTCTAGGGGTTAGGACAGGAGATTTTCATTCTTCAAACAGGGGTTCGATTCCCCTACCGAGTACAAAAATTAAAAATCCCTTTTTAATATGTATCATCGATAAAAGTTTTTTTTAAATGTTGTTTCCTTTTTAGAAACCTAACAACAAAGATGAAAAAACTATTATTACTCATGGTAGCCAGTTTACTGGCTTTTTCTGCGTATTCGCAAACAACACCACCCGCACCTGGTTCAGGTAGATGGGTAATTGTCGACACAAACTACACTGTTGCTGCTGCAAACATTGGTGTAACTAAAGCAAACCTTTACTACAGAAACAACACTAGTACTAAAATTACTGGTATGCAATTTCGTGTTTGGTATGATAAGACTGCTTTTAATGGTGCTGCTCCTACTGTAGCTTTAAAATATGGTGCTACAGACCAATATATGCAATATACTACTAATACTACAGAAGGTAATATTACTGTAACGTTGGTTTACACTGGTACTAGTTCAACTTTTTCATATGCTGATGGTGCTGCTGTTGAAGTTTCTTTAACACATGCTGCTGCGGCTACTTGGAATACTTTAGATAGTATCAAAACCATGAAAGTTACAGGTACAACTACATTTACCAATATTGCTTCTACAAATTACGGTAATGATACATCAATGACTGTTTATTCTTATGGTGGTAAATTTATTCAACGTACATTAACATTTAAAGGTAAATTCTTAACTGCAGCTGGAGACGGTGCTAAAAATTTATGGATTTCATTAGAAAAGAAACCCAAAACAGGTTCAACTTGGACTACTGTAAATACTTACAAAACTAATACTGCTGGTAGATTTAACTTTACAGAAACTTTAGATACAACATATTGGGATACTCGTATTGCTATTAAAGGAGACACAATGTCTTATGGTAATGCTTTATCTACAGCTGATGCTCAAAAAGTTAACCAAACAATTTTAGGTCAATATTCACCTACAGGATTTGACTTCTATGCTATGGATGTAAACGGTAATAATACTATTACAATATCTGATGCTTATTCTGTATTTGGAAATATTGCTGGTAGATTTACTTCATGGCCTAATAGTGTTAAAAACTTATTATTCTTTACCAAAACCGAAAGAGATTCTATTGATGGTAAATCAATAAGTAAAGCATCTACAATTCCTGGTGTTACAAACTTTACACATTATATTAATGGTGGAGTTGATTCAGTTACATACTATGTAGTAGTTAAAGGTGATGCTAACTCAACTGGATTTAAAATGGCTCGTTTAACACCTATTAAAATTATTAACCCCGTTAATGCTAATAGATATATTATAGATAATAGTGTTGAATATGATAATGTAACTCAAACTATTGAAATCAACATGCCTAAAGTTAATGTTGAAGAAGGTAATTTAGTTAATATTCCTGTTAAAGTATTTACAAACGGAAAACAATTAGGTGCATTACAATTAGATTTAAAATACGATACTTCATTACTAGAATTTAAAAAATTATTAAACTCAGAAAAATCAATGAAGTGGATTTCATACTCAAACCCTTCAAATGGTGTTATTTCTTGGGGAGGATTTGATATTACAAATTCAAATTTATTAAATGATGGTGAACAAGTATTTGCTTTACAATTTGTAGCTAAAAAACCTCAATCAGAATGGGCGTCAGCCGCATTATGGACAGGCGAAAAATACGTGGGAGATAACGTCTCTAAAGACATGAATATTACTCCTGCTATGGGTATTATTGAAGTAAGAAAAATGGCTTATAGACCAAAAATTAATCCTGACGTGTTTGAATTAAGAGCTATTCCTAATCCAAATGATGGAGATATGAGTGTTGCTTTTAATTTAGTTGATGAAGGTAAAACTGAATTAGCTATATTTAATATGCAAGGTCAAAAAATTGCTACAATTCTTAATGAAAATATGCCTAAAGGTGAATATGTATACTCAGTTAAATTATCATTACCTTCAGGAATGTATTTTGCAACAGTGAATAATAATGGTAATTTTGCAACAAGTAAAATCTTAATTAAATAAATAAAATGTCAGAAGAAACACACGAAGAAGGTTGGTCTGGTCTTAAGAAGACTATAATCGGCACATTAACAACTATTATCACTGCAGGTGGTGCTTATGTTGGTACAACATTATTTGGGGGAGGTCATGAAGAACCTAAAGAAGAAGTAAAAACAGAACAAGTTGCTCCAGCAACAAATGCTGCTGCTCCTGCCCCCGTTATTATTAATGTTCAGCAAAACCAAGAAAACAAGCAACAAGTTAAACAGGGTGGTGGTACAAATACTATTATTAAAGAAAAAATAGTTGAAAAACCTGCTAAAGCTGAACCTGTTAAAGAAGAAGAACCATGGTAAAAAAACTCACTTGGTTATTATTAATCCCCTTTATCGTAGGTTGTGGTTCAATGAAAACTACAACAGATAAAGAAGTAATTGAAACTAAAGATATTTCAACAGTTTCAAATTATACAGACAGTTTAAAATATGCTGTCCAAGTAATTAACGTTGACATGACTAAAGTTTTAGCTCTTTATCCTGATCTTCAGGAAAAAGGAGTTGGATTAGGGTTTGCCGAATCAGTGCTTGATTATTTAGATGAAACTAATAGATTTATATTTACCGAAGAAAAAGCGGAAATCAAAGAAAGAATGGTTACACAATTCAAAGCTTCTAAAAAAGGAATATTTGAAGAACCGATTGATGGTAAAGGCAAAATTAAAGCTGCTCGTTACTTTGTTTATGTTACTGTGGCCGATTTTGCTGTTGATGAAGATGAGACCGTTCAAGGTGGTAAGAACAAAGTTGTTGTTACTACGTTCATACGTTTACAGGTAAGATTTGTAGACGCTAAAACTGGACAAATTTATATTGGTTCAGGTGAAGGTGAATCTCAAAAAATTGGTGAATCTTTCTTAAAATCATTAGACGGAATGAAATTCTCTCAAAGCACGGTTGGTAAGGCAACTCGTAAATCTTTAGAAACTGCAACTACTAAAGTAATCGAAAACCTTATAAAAAACGGTGTATTTAAAAATTAAATTATTAATATTATTTTTACTTGGAGGGTTGTCCTTATATGGGCAATCCTTCATGTACTCTTATGTAGACCCTTGTACACGTGAAACTAAAGTTATTGTGTATGATATGTCTGCTCCTATTGTTGTAGCATATTACGGTCAAACAAAAGCATTTACATATGCTGATTTGCAGAATGGTGTTTTTGAAAGTTGGCTTAATGGTGTATATTCTCAATTTGCAAGTCAACCTTGCCAAGGAATATTAACTTCTACAACTACAACTTCTACAACAAATTTAACTACAAATATCGTTAATTCAGTATTAAATTTAAGTTCTATTACTAGTATTTCCTCTGTTGGAAGTGTTGGTACTAATATTGGGGGTAATACCTCTTCAGGATCAAATACAAATGGAAATAATAATAACAATTCTAGTAGTTCCGGGAATGGTACTACTAATAATGGCAGTAGTGGAAATTCTAATGGTAATACCTCAGGAAATGGAGGAAATGGAGAAGGAGGATCTGGAGGAATTGTTGAAGAAGAAACACCTCCAACATCAGAAGAAGTTGCAGAAGTCAAAGAAGATGCTCAAAAAACATCCTCATCAAATACTGCTAAATCAACCTCAAAAGCTAAAACCGAAACACAAAAACCAGCAATTTTAATAACAGGTGATATTGTAGGCCTCCAGAAAACTGAAGATAATTCAAATGATGCTAGAGGTACATTTTCATATACTCGTGTGAAAGGTGATGGTACTGCCTCTTTAGGGGTATCCGCTGATTATATGATTAATGCAAAAATTGGAAATGTAACTGTAATGAAATCTTGGATTAGTACCACAGCAAATGGAAATAAAGGTATTAATCTTCTTACAAGTGGATTTTCATTAATGCCTGGATCAGCTTCAAATACAACCATGTTTATTCGTGTTAATAGTTTAAATAAATTAACTTTAATATATGGTGCTGCTGGTTCTTATGGTAGGTTATTTGGTGAAGAACTTGCAACTGGATTAGCGATTAGTGGTTTTATGTATAAAGGTAAATTAGCTAAAAAACTGGATGCTACTATAATTGCTGCTTGCGTATATTCACCGTTTACAAAGTATTATACGACAGACTGGTTTAAATCCACACCAATCATCGTACCGTTCTTTAACTTTAACTATAGACTAACAAAGACGTTTGGTATGGGGTTAACAGGAGGTACTACTTATATGGCTGGTCAAAATGTAGTTAACTATCAAATTTTAATGGGTGCAAAATTAGTATTATGAGGTGGTTATTTATCATATTATTATTTTTTACAACAGATTTATTTGCTCAATTCACTTATAGTGGATATATTTACAACGCAAATGGTTCTGGTGCTGTAAATGTTCCTATAAAATTATATAGAAGAACAAACTCAACTATTACAGGATTTACTTCACAAAACAACTATAACGGACACTCATATTATCGTTCTACAGGATCTGCTTATTGGACTCAAGCAAAATCAAACTGTGATGCTATGGGGGGACACTTAGTAACAGTAACTACTTCAGCAGAAAATAATTTTTTATATAATTTATGGCCCTCAGGATGGATTGGGTTAACAGATGAAGTAACCGAAGGCACATGGAAATGGGTTACAGGGGAAACATATTCTTATACTTCTTGGAATGGTGGAGAACCAAATAATGCTGGTAATGAGGATTATGTACAATTTGTATCGGGAGGTAAATGGAATGATTTACCAAATGCTGTTTCTTTACCTTATGTATTAGAATTTGATTATCTTGTTACAACTTCTTCATGGTCTTTATATAAAACAGTTTATACTAATTCAACAGGAAGATTTACAATATCCGAAACTTATGATCCTTCTAAAGAATACTATATTCAAATAGACGTTCCTTCAGTTACTCAATCTTTAACAAATAATGATGGTTTAGCAATTGCTAATATTTTATTAGGTAAAACCACAGTTAATGGTCTTTCATATCATATGTTTGATTTAAACAATGATGGTAAACTTAATATTGCAGATGAATATTATTTATTTGCTAGAAAAGCAGGAAGATTTACAAGTTGGAATAATATTGTTGATGCTAGATTTTTTACCACATCTGAATATAATTCTATAAAAACAACATCAAGTAATGTTAGAGCTACATATCCTGGTGTTTCATCAATTACAACTTCTACGTTAACTTCTGGTGGGACTTTAAATTATTATCTTATAGCTCCTGGATATTCTGGTTCTATAAATTATTAATATTTATCATAAATAATCATAAATGTCTAACTTAACCTCATTTAATCTAAATCTTGGTACTGCAACTTCTGGGACTGTTGATATAGGAAATGTTTCCTATGCTACAGCTTCTTTTATTGGTTCTGGTTCTTTTGCTTTGACTTGGGGTTATGAAGTTTGTGCTGTAAGTGGATATACATTTTTAACAGATTCATATACGCAAAGTTATTCACCTTCAAGTTCAGCAACACCTTTATTTTATATTACTGCAACTACAGGTTCAACAGATACAGTAGATACAATAAATAGACTTCCTGATAGAAAAGGACAAATTCCATTTACTTATATTAATACAGCTTTAGGATGGGTAAGTGGAAGTGAAAAATATATTACATTATATACTTGTAGTGTTTATGATTATCCTGCTAACTTACTTCAAGAAGATGGTTACTATTTACTACAACAAGACGGATCAAAAATAATATTAAACTTTTAAAAATATGCCAGATTTACCTATAGACCAACTGCCCTCAGCTAGTGCTTTACAACCAAATAATGTGTTTCCTGTTGTACAAGACAATGTTACTAAACAAGCTACTTATAGTTCAATACTATATGCTCCTGGAAATAATTACGGACTTTTTACCCAAACAGTTTCTAGTACTCCTATTACAAATACTACAACTGAAACCAGTTTAATTTCAACAGGAGTAGGTACTCTTTCAGTTCCTGCAAATGGATTTTCAATTGGAGATTCATTTTATGCTATATCAACAGGTCATATTTCTGCTCAAAATAATAATACATTACGTATTAGAGTTAAAGCTAATAGTATATTATTAGCTGATACTGGTATTCTTACTTTAGCTGGAACTACTAATCAACACTATAAATTAGAATTATATTTTACAGTTAGAACATTAGGAGGATCAGGAGTAGCTTCTATTGTAACAGGGGGAAATTTCACTTATATTAAAGATGCTTCTACAAATTTTGAAGGTGAACTATTTAGTACAGAAACATCTACTGGGTTTGATACAACAATTCAAAATACTTTATCAGTTACCGCTCAATGGGGTGCTGCTAGTGTTAATAATTCTATATATTCGGATATTTTCACCTTGAATAAAACTTATTAATATGTTATTAGAAATTGTAACCCCAATTATTATGTTATTATCAGGACCTAGCTGTACTTATGTAGCTCCTCCTATTAATCAAACTAAAATACAAACTGTTGGTGATAGAGATGTTACCTTTGGTGTTAAGGAAGAGGTAGAAGAAATTTTATCAAATAAAGGTATTATTGTTTGTGATTCTGGAGGTATAAAAGTAGAAGTATTTATTAATAAAATTGAATCACCACAAGAAATTGTAAATATAATGGGTGTTCAATGGTTAAAAAAAGATTACGTAGTTGAAACTGAAATTGTAAAAGAAGGTATATCTTATAAAGGAATAGGTGTTAAAAAAACATTTGTATTCGCTATGTTCTTAAACGTAGAAGGTGGAGAAGTACCTTTAAATAAAAAAGCATTCTCAAAAGCACTACAAACTTCTTTAAAGAGCGCTTTAAAATCTCTTTAATATTTATCAATAAACGTTCCATTTAATTAGTTGTGTTTGTTAAACTAAAAAAACTAAAAACAAACAAACATGAAACAATTTTTCAAGTCATTATTCGATGACAACAACACAATCAACGAAAAAGCCGTTGTAGGATTTATTGCATTTTTTATGCTAGTAGTTGCCCTTATTGTAGACCTAGTTACAGGTTACATGGGTACAGCTTTAGTAATTAACGAATTCATCTTTGATGGATTTATGGTAATCATTTTAGGTTCGTTTGGTATCGCTTCTGTTGATAAATGGATGAACAAAAAAGACAAACACGAAGAAGATAAAGATAACGTAGAAAACTAATTATTATGGCTTACACAAGAGAACAAATTGAAGGTGCCGTTAAAGGTAAAGGGTATGTATGGTTTGAAGGTGCAAAAGACTTCGACTTAAACATTGTTGGAGTTAGAAACTCTGCAACAGGTAATAAAGTTACAAACGTATTTGATGATACAATGACTGTATCTTACAAAGAAGGTGGTGAATGGAAATTTTACCAGTGGTCTTGTACTACTGATCCAGGTACTAAAGGTGTTAAAGAATTCCATAACGCAGCAGGTGTAGCTCGTTTAGTTGAAGGTCAATACAGAGGTTCACACACCCTAGGTTTACACCAAGGAAAATACGAAGCTTTAAAACAACAAAAACCAGTTAAAGTATATCGTGACGCTAATAAAGATATGACTTATGATGAATCAAAAATTCAAGAAGGTATCTTCGGTATTAATATTCACAAAGCAGGTGCAGATTCTACTTACGTAGAAAACTGGTCTGAGGGGTGTCAAGTATTTAAAAAGTCTGCTGATTTTGACGCGTTTATGATATTAGCTAGAAAAGCAGCTGCTGTACATGGTAAATCATTTACTTATACTCTTATCGAATCTAGCGATATTAAGTAATTAAATATTAAATATTTTATAGAGAGCCGGCATTAGTCGGCTCTTTGTATATAGTTATATTAGACAAACCAGCGCACAACTCCGTGATCTGGGTATGAAATGTTATTATAAACGCTATAATATTGGTTATATTGCATATTTATGCACGTGAATGTAGATAAAATTTTTGGGTTATTTGGTGGTGAGGATAAAAATCCTAAACCTAGTTCTGATGTAAATCAGGATATGTCCTATATACTGGAAGATTATAAACAACACCCTATGTTTTGGGTTGGAATGTTCAAGAAACTTATTTATAATCACCAATCATTTAATGATAAAATACTTAATTCATTTAAAGATTTAGACGGTGAATTAGATATGAATGATGTAGAGAATGCCGGTGAATTTATAGTATATAATAGAGCTTGGTATTGGATTAATAAAATCGATATTAAAGAACCACTACACCAAAACGCTTTAACACATTACGCAGACGAAATCCTGTTAACCTACACTAAAGTAGTAATATTATATTTCCAGGAGCTCGAAGAATACGAAAAATGTGCGCATCTTAAAAAGGTTCAAGATTTTCTTGAAAGTCTCTTAAAGTAAGCTTGGTAATACCATCTCTAATTATTATATTTGAGATACGAGAGAAGAAAAAAAAAGAAGAAAATATGAAGAATAGAGAAATAATGATGAGACGGTTAGAGCGAGCCGAGGGGGGAATTGAGAAATTACATTTTATCCTAAGTCGCCAAGGTTCAAGGGAACAATTTGAGGAAGTACTCCAAGAAGTTAGAGAATCAATTCAAGAAACTAAAGCATTCGTTCAACAAGAACCACTAGGTCCCGGAGAAATTAATCAATTTTAAGTTATGCAATTAACAGCTGAACAAATTCAACAGAATTGGCTTCAATTCTTAGGTTACATCAATGATCATATTCAATCTCCACGTAAGGAGAAATTGATCGAGTTTTATGAAAAATTTGAGGACAGAATCATTTTGATGCCTGCTGCTCATAAAAAAGAATACCACAATGCTTTTCCTGGGGGGTATGTAGATCACGTAAATCGTGTTATTAAAGGTGCTCTTCATCTTCATGATTTATGGGGACAAATGGGAGCCGATTTAACTACTTACACTAAAGAAGAACTAGTATTTGCTGCTCTTAATCATGATCTGGGTAAAATGGGTTCCGAAGAGGAAGAATCATATATCCCTCAAACAGATGAATGGAGACGTAATAAACTTGGTGAAGACTATATGTTTAATACTAAAGTCCCATTTGCCTCTGTTCCCGATCGTGGTTTATTCTTACTTCAATCTCATGGTATCCAATATAGCTTCAATGAAATGATAGCTATCCAGACTCATGATGGGTTGTACGATGAAGGTAATAAGAAATATTTAATGACTTATATGCCTGAACAAAAACCACGTACATCTCTTCCATTTATTGTACATCAGGCCGATTTAATGGCCGCAAGAATCGAATTTGAAAAGGAGTGGTTACCTAAATTTAATTCAAACGTGGAGGAGCAAAAGAAGAAATTTACATTGGAGTCAAATAAAAAATATCCAACACCCGCTGCCTCTAAACAAAAAGCATTAGGTAGTGTGAAAAGTGAAGGATTAAAAAACTTATTAGATAATTTATGATATTAACAATTGTAATTCTTTCAATATTGGTCGTGACTCTTGGATTCACGACCTTTAACCTCCTACGTAAAAACGAAAAACAGGAGGACATTTTAGCAGGTTATATGTCTTATCTTAATAAGATTTCCGATGTTATCGAGGAATCAGAAAAAAAGATGATGGAAGTAGACGCTAGAGGTAGTTTTAAGTCCGACGATGAAGTAGGATTCTTTTTCACTCAAATCCAAAGTATTCAAACAATCTTAAACTCCTTCATTATTAAGAATATTAAGTAATGGAAGAAGTAGTAGTTAAGAAAAAAAAGAAGGGGGTACAATACTTTACTCAAGCAACTGAGGATGCTATTGTACTTTATAACAATACCCCAGACCCAGAGTTAAGGAGTAGAATATATAATGAAAGGATTCATTATGCCTTCTTTAAATTAACCGAAAACATCATCCATACATTTAAGTTCTATTATACCGAGGTTGATAATATTGAGGACTTACAACATGAGGTAATAACATTTTTATTATCAAAAATTCATCTATTTAACCCAGAACGTGGGGCTAAAGCATATTCATATTTTGGAACCATTGCTAAACGTTATTTGATTTTATCAAACCAGAAAAATTATAAAAAACGTGTTGATACAGCTCCAATTGAGATTTTAGAAGAAGATGAAAATCACTCATATCATATTGATGGTGATAATCACAATGAACGTTTATCTAAATTTATAGATTTATATACAGAACATTGTAGTCAAAATTTAACAAAAATATTCCCAAAAGAATATGATGCTCAAATAGCAGATGCTATTCTTGAATTATTTCGTAATCGTGAAAATTTAGATATATTTAATAAAAAAGCACTTTACATTTATATCCGTGAAATTATAGATGTTAAAACTCCTAAAATTACTAAAATAGCTAACCAGCTATACGATATTTTTAAGCAACATTACTTCTTTTATTTAGAACACGGATATACAAATTTTTAGTTTTAATATTTATAATAAACTAATATTGTATATTATGTCACAATTTGATAATGTTATTTTTGGTAAGAAAAAATTCTCCGATGTTTTAGAAGAAATTTATAATAACCAAAAGAAAAAAGACCAACAGGTTACTGCTTTAATTTCCGAATTAAAACCTTTAATTTCTGATATTGGGGATGCTACTTTAGTAGTTCCTTTAATTAAGGAATATATGGAAATTAGCGTTAAAAACGATGATATTTTAATTAAGATGGCTGCGTTAGCACAACGTGCTATGGCCACAGTATCATCTGATGGTTCTCTTACTATTTCTGATGAGGAAAAAGAGCAGTTATTAGCTGCTATGAACGAATTAAAAGGAGATAAATAATGGGAAATTATGGATTTGCAGCACTAAATCAACAACTTAATGCTAACGCTAATAATGGATTTAACGTTGCAAATGCTATTTCTCAAGCTAATTTAATTAAAGCAGTACGAGTATTAAGTATAGTTTTAGATGAATCTCATCCAAGATTTCAAGAATTAGGAGCATGGAATGGTTTAGGTATTATTGAATATGAAGATGTTAATAATCCATTACCTTCTCCATCATTACCTACAGCAAGACCATTAGCCGGTAATTTTAAAAATTTACC